TCAAGCTAGAAGAACTGCGAGCAGAACTAGGTGAGCGTCAAAGGCAGAACAGTGCTGCGGCGGTAGTCCATCTGGAGGAGGAACGCAAGAAATGACGCTGCGAGAGATTGTGGACGAATGCTGGAAGCTGGAGCGTAGTCTCTCGCGCCGTCAGGCAGACTCACCGGCAACTGTCCGTGAGGTAGAGCAACTGTCCTCCTTGCTGCGGGAGGCAGTTGCGAGTATCGTGCGTGCAGCAGAAGTGTTCAAGGGTAACGGCGACATCAACTAGTGAAGCTAGGGGAGAGGATACGCAAAATGCGCAGATGGGGTATGGCTAATGAGACTACCTGCTGGCGCTGCGGCGGCACCAGCTGGATAGATGATGGTGCCGACGACGAAGCTGGTACTGGGCGTGCGCAGAAGCCTTGCCCAGTGTGCGGTGGTACGGGTAGACTACCCGACGACCATGAGCGGGTGCTGCAAACATGCCAGTAGGGATTCTCAAGCTCCCTGAAGGGTTGATCAATAAGGCAGGCTTCAATCCCGAGCAGCCACGTGATGAAGGCGGTAAGTGGGTCGTTGGGGGTGGGGGCTCCTATAAGCCTGGCAAACCTATAGATGCCGCAACGATCATGACTCCCGAGGGACTAGCCCGGGCCAGGCAGATTATTGCCGACCAACCCAAGATACGTGCTCGTATAGACGAACTAAGTGCCGGTATGAAGGCCATCCCGGATATTAACGACCCTGAGCATAAGCGTATGCTGGCAGAATGGAACCAGCAGGTCAAGCTCAATTTAGACATTAAGGACGAGTTGGAGAACCTGACTTATCTGGAGCCAACGCGCAAGGTGTGGGTCTCCCTACCAGAGAACAGGATCGAGCTACCAGAGGTCAGTCCTAAGCCCGGGGATATTGCTCTATTGCGTGAGATACCCAATGCCCGGGACTTCCTGGACGCGGCTAGTGAGTACCGGTCCAAGATGCTTAGGTTCGACCCGCTAGAGCGTGGGGAGCTAGCTGACTATGCTATAGCAGGGTCGGACTCGGTGAACGACTACCTTAGGTACGGGGTGTCCAGTTCCTTAGGTAAGGACGGCATGGTGAAGGCGATTGATAAGTCGTTCGTAACAACTGACAAGCCAATGCTGCTGTTCCGGGGTGTTGACTTGGATATGCTGGATCATATTAAGAACTCTGCGCAAATACTCGACCGTAGCTACATGTCTGCGTCACTGGATAAGGACGTGGCGGTGGATTTTGCTACTGGTGGAGTTATGAAGCAGGCCCCGGACGAGGTTAGGGACGGTATACTGCTGAAGATTATGGTACCGCGTGGTGGCAAGTACTCTGTCCCTTCGGTGGCAGTGTCGGGTAAAGTGGAGCCCAGTGAGGAGAGCGAGATTATCCTACCCCGTAATACAATCCTGGAACCAGTTAAGTACATCCCTCGCAAGCGTACTGTAGCTATAGATGCGAAGGGTACGCTTAAGGAATACACCCTTCATGAATTCATTGTGCGGGCTAAGATCCCCACAACGCCCAACCCACTGCCTAAATTTAACAGCAGCAATCAGATACAGGTTATCAAAGCAGGCTTCGACCCCAACCAACCCCGTGGCGAGGACGGCCAGTGGTCGGAGTCTGGGGGTGGGGGTGGTGCTAGCAGTGGGAGCAGCGTCCCACGAGTGTCTGGGGGTAGCGCACCCAACCAGTACAAGGACTGGTCCCGGACTGACGATGTTGTTAACGTCTTGAGTAGCATTGCTAAGTCCCAGAAGGTCAAGGATGCTATCTCAAAAGGTATTGCTGCCATTGTGGACCAGGCCTCAGGTAATCTGGGTGGTACTGAGAATATCACTAATCAGTATATTGACGAGGTGATTAACAACATAGGCGTGGTGGCGGCCGTCACGAAGGCAGACGCCAAGAAGCTACTGAAGCGGAGTGTTGATGCCTTGGTCAACCTACGCAAGCAACCCATAAAGAAGGCCCACAACGGGGGTGGGCCTGTTGAGGAGGACGACCCGGTCCTGGAGGTGTTGCTAAGGATACAGCGCCTGCTCGAAGAGATGGGCGACGAGGACGAGCCTGTAGAGAAGGCCGGTTATGATCCCGACCAGCCCCGGGACGATAGCGGTCAGTGGACTAGCTCGGGTGGTGGGTTAACCGAAGGAGAGTTACGGGCCAAACTGAAAGATTTGGAGTTGGAGGAAGCACGATTAATGGATGAGTCGAGACGTTTGTGGCAAGCCAAACCTGCAAGAGGCGCTTGGATGCCAGGCACACCAGAGTATGAAGCCAACGCGCGCCTAAATGCCCAGTTGGATCGTGTCTACGACGAGAAGGACAGTGTTAAATTTAATCTAAATGTCTTCACGGACCCCCGAGCTAAGGATGGGGGTGGAGTTTGGGGTCAGGTTCCAGTTACAGCAATACAGGCAGTTACAACCTGGGATCCGGAATCCCGTAGAGACCGTATCAACGAGGACCAGCTAGAAGAGATTGTTCGTAACTTTGCTCTACCAGAGGACAGTAAGTTGTACCGTGGGGTATTTGGGGACTATGCAGAACAGGTTGCTAGCGCAAAGCCTGGTGAAATATTTGAATTAAGCAAATCGGCTAGTACTAGTGACGACGAAGGTGTAGCTGTTAGCTACGCCTTGCGAACAAATGCTGATATAGATGTTATGCCTATTGCGGAACTAACCCAACGCTCGACCAGGGGGGTTCTGTTGGAGGTGACTGCACCGAAGGGCACTCCGGGTGTGCGGGCCGTAGCTGTTACGGACCCAGAGCTACTTGAGGACGAGGAGGAAATACAAGACATTATTGAAGGGGAGTGGATTTTACCACGGGGTACTAAATTGCGTGTAGATAGTATCACTAACGTACCCAAGAAGGCATCAAGTCAGTACAGTACCTACGGACAGCTTCGCGATCCCAACTTCAAGCTGGAAGGAAGTGTGACCGTTATCAAGACCACGGTCGTAAAGGATAAATAGACATGCCTAGGACTCCCAAGGTTAACCTGCCCATGCTGCTGCGCACCGGCTTCGAGGTCGTGCGCGTGCGCGATAAGCCTATGGAGCCAGAGGCGGATCCCGAGGATACCCTCAACGACCTGCGGGCGCGGGTGAAGAAGGTTGAGAAGCAGCTAGTCGCTGCGCTCAAGCGTAAGAGGAGCGGAAAATAATGGCTAGCGTACCCCGCCGCAACGTTGGCTACGTCACACCGCCCCGGCGGGAAATCCACAGCTTCATGCCGGGACCAGCCCCGTCCAACCGGTTCTCCCCCTTCAAGGAACTGGGTACGTCCGGCATCGCGGTGTTTGGTGGGCGACCAGTCACCCACGAGAAGAGCGCCCAGGTCCGGGGGCCACAGCGCTGGATCACCTACTCGGAGATGGTGTCCAACACGTCTATCATTGCGGCAGGGGTTAGGTACTTCCTGAATATTGTTGCCAACGCTGACTGGACCATGACGCCTGCAAACGACACGCCTGAGGCGCAGGAGACCTCCGACCTGATCGAAGAGATCATTAACGACATGGTTACCCCCTTCCGGCGTGTTGCTCGGCGGGCGGCCATGTACCGCTTCCAGGGCTTCGGTATTCAGGAGTGGACAGCTAAGAAGCGGGCTGATGGCAAGATAGGCCTGGAGGATATTGAGGTACGGCCTGCCCACACCATCGATCGTTGGCAGATGGACGACAGGGGTTCGCTGGAGGGAGTGTGGCAGCTAGCCCCGCAGACTAGTGAATTTATCTACCTGCCCCGAGGCAAGATCCTGTACCTGGTGGAGGATACGCTCACTGACTCCCCAGAGGGTATGGGGCTGTTTAGGCACCTGCTCGAACCCTACGAACGGCTCAAGAAATACCTGGTCCTAGAGGGTAGGGGTTTTGAGCGTGACCTGCGCGGTATTCCTATTGGGCGCGTCCCTTATAGGGCTATCGCGGGCTGGGTGGCTGACGGGGCGATGACGGCCGATGAGGGCCGTCGTATTACCAACGCTATCGAGGACTTCGTTAAAATCCAGAGCAAAGCCGAGGATACCAGCATCGTTCTGGATAGTGCACCTTACGTAGTGGAGACCGAGGGTGGTAAGTCCGTCTCTGGCGTACCGCAATACGGCCTCGAGCTTCTAACGGGGCAGTCGCCTGACTTCCCCGGTCTGGCTAATGCAGTGCAGCGCATCAACGAGGAGATGGCACGTATTATAGGCACGGAGCATCTTATGCTCGGGGGCGCGGGCGCGGCTAATAGAGCATTGTCGGAGGACAAGTCTAGGAATTTCTACCTGACAGTGAACGGCTCCCTGGACGATATCGGGGATGCTATGGACAAGGATATTGTGGCAGTTATCTGTGACCTTAACGGGATCAAGGACGAGCTCCGTCCCGAGGCCGCGCACTCCGACGTATCATTCCGCTCAGTGCTGGAGATAACCTCGGCACTGGGTCAGATGGCGGCGGCGGGCGCGGTGCTCACCCCGGATGATCCTGCTATCAATGACGTGCGTGAACTCCTCGGCCTGCAAATGCCACCGGAGCCCACTCCGGAGCGTCTTGGCCTGTTGGGCTTCGGTCAGCAGGAGGAGGTCCCTGGTGAGGAGGGTGAGGGCTTCCCCAAGAAGGAGGAGTCCGTGCCGGGCAATGAGGAGGTTGATGAAATCGAGGACGAGGACCAAGAAGACCCCCGGCCTGGGCGGGGCAAGTTTGGCGCTAAGAAAGCAACTGTACGGCCCAATGGACGCAGCAAGGCAACTGTTCCTACCCTAAGAGGTAAGTAGCAATTTCGGTGTTGTGTAATACAGCGATGCGTCGTATTGTGATAAACGGGCCAGCTTGGCCCTAAACTAAAAAACGTGCCGCTAGAAAATACCAAGGAATAATGAGCGCGGCACATGCTCACATTAAAAAAGCGCAGGAGTCGGGAAGATGGTTACTAAGGTTGGAGCACAAACGTATCCACCCAGTGTCAGTGTTGGCCCCGCGAAGGTCCCAACCCTTGAGGATATGGAGGCTGAGGTCGCGCGTCTGCGCGCCAAGCTGGACGCCACCACTGAGTCCAAGCGCCGCAACCGCAAGGTGGCCCGCGAGTTGCTGTCGGAGCTCAAGAAGCTTCGCATCCATAAAGCCCAGCGGAGCCCCGTATGATACACATCGTTGACGGGGCTGCTCAGGAACGCGACAAGTACGCGGAGATTTGGGCTTTTGAGCAGTACCGCAAAGCCAACTCCCCTGGCGAGGAGAACGTTGCCCGCTTCATGAGTGTCATGCAGCCGGAGCAGGGTTCTGTTATCCTGGACATTGGTTGCGGCTCGGGCATCGCCGGGCAAAAGTTCGGCGAGCATGGCCTAGACCCCTGGTGGTTGGATATCACGCCTGCTGCACTAAACCCGGACATCGATAGGCGGCGTTTCATCGAGGCCCCCCTCTGGGCGGACTGGCCCTCAAAGCATGGAAGTTGGGACTACGGGTTTTGCTGCGACGTCCTCGAGCACATCCCGCCTGTGTACACGATGCTGTGTATAGAGCGCATACTGTCAGGCTGTCACGTCGCCTGGCTACAGATCAGCAATCTCCCTGACAAGTTTGGCCCTGCGCTATTCGGGCAACCCTTGCACCTAACCGTGCAGCCCTATAGCTGGTGGCTGGTTCACCTGGCCACGGTTGGTGTCGTCATCGACGCTCGTGACCTGTGTGGTTCCTCATTGTTTGTGGTGACGCGATGAGCCTCTCAGTTGTAAAAGACTTTACGCGCATGAAGCGGGTGGAGTTCTCCGATGATAAGGGGAAGTGTAACACCCCTAACGAGATCATCCTCGAGCAGGTGGCTAGCAGCATACGGCGTGGCCTGCCGCAGATCAGCCCCCACCCGGTTAATCCCAACATCGCCCTTCTGGTCTGTGGAGGGCCATCCCTGGAGAAGACCGAGAAGGAGCTACGGGAGGCCGTGTGGCGCGGTGGCAAGCTTATCGCCACCAACGGGTCGTACCAGTGGTGTATGGACCGCAACCTTAAGCCCACGGCGATGATCATGCTAGACGCCCGGGAGTTCAACTCCCGCTTTGTGGCGGAGCCCGTACCGCAGTGCCGCTACATCCTGGCCTCGCAATGCCACCCCAAGACCTTCGACCTGTGCAAGGACCGCGAGGTGTTTATCTGGCACGCAATTACAGGCGGCCAGCCGGAGTTGGATATGGTCAACGCTTTCTACTTCGAGCGTTGCTACCCCATTGTGTTGGGGACCACGGTAGGAATTCGTGCCATTTCGCTACTACGAATGATTGGCTTCACTTCCATCGAGATATTCGGACTGGACAGCTGCTGGATGGACGACAAGCATCACAGCTACGACCAGCCCGAGAACAACCGTGACAGACGTGGGGAGGTGTGGCTTCGCGCCAAGGACCGTGACGACTTGGCTAAGAAGTTTCTCTGCGCACCCTGGCATATGAAGCAGGCAGACGACTTCATGGTCCTGGTAAAGGATCGTGGGGATCTCTTCCAGCTTAACGTGCATGGCGACGGCCTGCTGGCAACTATCATCAGGACCGGAGCAGAGATCGAGATGTCCAAATCACTAGAGGAGGCGGTCAATGAAGACCAGCTACGAATGCCTGCGCACCCAACTGCGTAACGAGGGTGCCCAATTCCACCTGGAGTTCTGCCCAGAACTCTTCCAATCCCGCCCCACGCTGCGCAAGCGGCTTATCAGTGGGGTGGCGGCCCTGGCCCTCGTGGTCGCGGCTATCAGCACGATGCGCAATCCCGCCGTCGCCATGGGTGCCGAGATGTACCTGGGCGCGGCCACAGCCTGGGCCTTCTACTACACGGCTAAGAAGTACCTGGGTACTGGCGACATCGACCTCGACAATGACTCCTTCCGTATGGCGCTGTTCACTTCGGCGTCCAACGCGGCGTCGTCAGCCAACCTTAGCGTGCTCGGTTCAGTCACGAACCAGATCGCGGACGGCAACGGCTACTCGACCTCGGGCAAGGCTCTGAGCACCCTGTGGTCGACTGGGGCCTCGGCCTCGGAATACCGCTGGAATGCGGACGCTGTCATCTGGTCGGCCAGCGGTGGCAACATTGCCAACGTTCGGTACGCGGTGATCTTCGAGGTTGGTCAAGGTAAGTTGGTCTGCTGGTCGGCTCTGAGCACGGCCCAGTTCACGGTCAACGACGGCAACACTCTGACGGTGACCCCGAGCGCGAACGGGATCTTCGAACTGAACTAAGCGGACGGTGGGCTAACAACTGGCACACGTCGTTTGCCTAAAGCAGGGGTGTGATTGCGCTAAAGCGTAACACACCCCTTGCCGCCATCTGGTGCCTAAGTGGCGATATTGGTCTTCAGCCAGTGATGGCCCGCTCGGTGAGGACCGAGGGCGATGGCATTCGGCGATCTTATCGATATTGCTACCGACGGTGAAGACCCGCGCTCCGGGTCTCTGGTTGTAGGCACCGGACTCTCGGCCACGGTTGCGATTGGCGATTTGGTTGTCGTTGTCGTCAGCGAGGAAACGAACAACACCACTTCGGCCGTCAACGACAATCTCGGCAACAGCTACACCCAGCAGAACGCCGGAACCGACGCCGGTACATTTACCGGAAAGATGTATTGGGCGCGCGTCACCACGGCTGGCACGCTCAGTTCGGTCACTGTTACGCAAACTGCCCACGCTTCAGACGGCGCAAACTGCGGCGTTGCGGTTTTCGCGGGGCCGTTCAGGGCGTCGCCGCTCGATCAAAATCCGGCGAACGTTCAAGACGCCACTAGCTCCTACAGCGCCCCGGCGACCGGCACGCTGTCGCAGGCCGCCGAGTTGGTCATATCGTGGGCCACGGCCGGTTTGCGGGGTAGTGGCACCGATTACGTTCCAACCTCGCCGCTAGTCCAGGCGGTAGAGTACGCCCCCGGTTCTGGTCCTTTTTGCCGAGTGATGATCGGCTACAAGGTTGTCGCGGCAACAACCACGACAACGCCAGCGTGGACTGAGGCGGCCAACCAGAACACCATCCTCGGCACCGCGACCTTCATGCAGGACTTGTCGGTCAGTGTCAGTCCGGCAGCTGCTAACCTGACGCTGTCTACTACCCGCCCGCTGTCCTTTGGCAGCATAATGGCATTTGCTGCTGAGCAAGGGACCGCCATTACTGATCCTGTAACCATCGATGGTAGTTCTGACCAGCCGCTTAATAGCACAGCGGTGGAGGTGGGTGATCTTATTATTGCGACGTTAGGGCAGCAAACTGCACTCACTCTAACGGCGGTCACTGATAATCTTGGAAACACCTACGTTGCTCAGAATGCCGGAACTGATACAGGCAACGTAACAGGCAGAATGTTCTACGCGCGGGTGACGGTCCCTGGAAACCTTACCAGCGTTTCATTCGACACAACCTCCTCAGTAAATAACTACGCGGCAACGGTGGTCGTGTTTAAGGGACCGTTTATTGTGAGCCCACTGGATGAAAATCCGGTAAACCTAGAGGGTGATATTACATCGCCGGTGACCTGCCCAGACCCAGGTTTCACAACAATCTCTAAGGAAATTCACTTCAGCTGGGTGGTCAGTGAAGGTGGCAACCGCCCGACCGGTATGGGTGTCGGGACGTTCCTAAACTCTATTGTAGATTCTGAGAGCTTGGTGAGCGTTGGGCAGGGCTACACGCTGGCGGACGCCACTGGTGAATCAGTTCATACGTTCACCTACGGCTCTAACCCTACCGACACGATTACTGGTACTGCCACCTTTATGGGGGATATTAACGACACCCCATTCCGAACAGACAATAACATCGGTCGTCCCGGCCAAGCTAATCTAACGATTTCGTCAGTAGCCCCTAACTTTTCTCACTACACGCTGATCCCGGACGCCGATGTGAGCGACGGTACTTGGATTGACCAGGCTAGCGGTACAGTCCTCTTCGAAGGGGTGAATGACTTTGATGATAATACTTATATCCAGTCCAACCCGGGGGTGCGCGCGCCGGGTCCGGTCACTGATATTGCGCAGGTAGGATTTAGCAACCCGACTGGCACGCTGGGGGCTCCATTCGAGGTTGAGTACCGTTACAAAAAGACGGGGGACGGGATTGTAAATCTAAACGTGCGGCTGATGCAGGGTGCGGTTGAGATTGTTGAATGGAACCACGTTAACGTGTCCGCGTCGGTAGTGCAGGCTACCCAGACGCTGACTGCCCCGCAGTTGGCCTCTATTACGAACATGAACGACCTACGAATAGAGTTTGAGGCGGTTGTGGTCGCGCCCCCACCTGGGGGTCAACTCAGGCTTAGTTCGGAGCCCCCGGTTGTGGTAGGTGGCTTCTCGCCATCTCAGTTCGGGTCTGATCTGGTCGCGTGGTTCGACGCCACCCCTCCATACGTGCAGGATGAAAACTGGGCGGAGTGTACAGACGGTGTAAAAGTTGGGCGCTGGATAGATCGTAGCAACAACGGCTTTCATGTCCGGCAAGGCTATGATCCGGAACGACCGACCTATCGAACTGCCAGCAGCGTGATGAATGGTAAGCCTGCAGTAGAGTTCGCGCCTTACGAGCACTATCTACGAACCAAGGTCGGCGCTAATGGCGTCAAGCTCGGCACGGGTGTTACAGCAGTGTCGATGTTTGCTGTCGTCTCTGCTGGAAATGGTATAGGCTTCGCAAACGACAACCGCATAATTTCGTACAGGACCGCAGGCGACCTGAACGACTATACGTCGGCTGGTGGCTTTATGCTTGTTCTAAATAGTTACTATACTCCTAGTTTAATGCAGCTGTCGCCGTATAGGCGTGATGATTCGCTCCCCACCACCGGACAATATTTGATGAGGCCGGTTAGTTTGGATGTTCCATACCGCTTCGGTGCTGTGTATACTGATGCCGGTACACGCAAGAGCTTCCTCAATGGAGTTGAGCAATCCGAGGCGGCGAGTACGTTGGGAAACTACGCGGCCAGTGGGGAGATGAGTGTCGGAAGCAATCCACATATGGCTGGATCGAGTGACACGGCGCAATGGGGAGGCTGGATTTCCGAAATTATATTCGTCAAGCGTGCGCTAACGGCGAACGAGCTTCTTGCCCTCGATGCTTATTTTAGAAGCAAGTGGGGCTTCTCGTCATGAGTTATTGGACCAATGTTGCATTTAACGGTGTAGGAGCGAAGGGTGCTTCCGGTACATCGTCAGTCACGCTTGGCGCACCGTCGTCGCCTGTCGTTAACGATATGTGGATTGCGGTCATTCACTCGAGTGACAACGCTACGATCTCTTTCACAGATTGGACGCAGATTGTTCAAGGCAACGGCGGCGGCACAGATAGTCGCCTGTCAGTCTGGTATCATCGCTACGCGGGCGTAACACCAAATCTAACAGCAACGCGCACGGGCACGTCTGGTGATGCCTTCATAGGTGGCATCGCAGTCTTTCAAGGCGTCAAACCGGGTGGCACGCCGGTCCACGTCAACAGCACGATCAGCACCGGCACCGACGGCTCGATTGAGCACACTGGCGTCACGATCACGCAGCGGGGTTGTGCGCTGCTGGCAATCAATGGTAGTGCGGACGATAACAATCGCACGGCGCTCGGTGGGCGCTGGATAAGTGCCTTCGATGAGGCCGGAACACTAAATTACGAAACCACGCTAGGTACGGTCGATGGTTCGGTTGCACTATCCTATGATCTAGATGCGTTTGTCGCCGCGACGGGCACGGTAACGCAGACGCAAGACGCCAGTGATCAGTGGGCCGGTGTGCTGATTGCGTTGTCGCCCAGGGTGGACATCGATCCAACGTCCTCCAATCTCACGCTCTCGACGAGTGCACCTTTGGTTACCGTATCGGCAACACCGCGCGCGGTCGTCTATTCGGCGGTTGTCCGGGCGGTGACTGTCCAAAACACCACTATAACTCCGGCGCGGGTTGACCTGCTGCTTAGTACTGCTGCCCCGGCGGTGGTACGTACTGATAATCACGCGCGCACGCCTGCGCAGGGTAATCTGACACTTTCGTTCTTTGCGCCCACGAGGGTGGTTTCAGATAACCATATGCGCACGCCTGCGCAGGGGAACCTAACCCTCTCGACTACAGCACCCACTGACGTACAGAATATTATCCGGACGCCTGCGCAGGGGAACTTGACGTTAACAACTGTTGCGCCAACCGACCTCCAGGATGATCCCACTGTACCGGCTCAGGGTAACCTGGCGCTCTCGACCACCGCACCTGTGGTTGTCCGTACTGATAATCACGCGCGGTCCCCAGCCCAGGGGAATCTGACCCTATCGTTCTTTGCACCAACGGCTGTTACCACCGTCAATACTACGGTCACGCCCGCGCAGGGTAATCTGACCCTGAGCGAGGTCACGCCCGAGGTCATGCTCAATGCCTACCTGCGGCCTGCTGCGGACGTGACTGATGGTGGGTGGACAGACCAGGATGGAGGTACCAGCCTATTCGCGGCGATTGATGAGGGCGTGATCAACGATGCTGATTATATCCAGTCCTCCGGTAACCCGGCTGCTGATATCTGTACGATTGCCCTTAGTGATCCTGTGGTGACCCTAACCCAGCCGTTCGAAGTGAGGTATCGCTATAAGAAGAGTGGGACTGGACAGATCGATTTAACGGTCAGACTTATGGAGACCGCTGTTGAGATCGCGGAGTGGGTGCATACTGATATTAGTACCACCTTTGTGACGGCGAACCAGCCCCTCACCGGGCCGCAGTTCGCGGCGATCACTAACATGAATAATCTGCGAATAGAGTTCGAGGCGAACTCTGGTGGCTTCTCCCCGCTCGATTTCGGTGCCGATCTGGTTGCTTGGTATGACGCAAACGAGGGTGTCTACGTTGACGCTGGCTCGACGCTCGCCACTGACGGGCAGACGGTGCAGCAGTGGAACGATCAGAGTGGCAACGGCAACAATCTCTCGCAGGCAACATCTGGTCAGCGCCCGACTTTCGATACGACGGGATTAAACAGTCTCAAGGCGGTGGTGTTCTCTGCCGCTGCCAGCACTTGGCTGAGAGGCGTCACCAACGCGGCGGACATAACGGGCACCGCTGTATCCGTTTTTGTCGTCGGACAGATGAACACTGCCACGCCAGGAAATGGTCGCTGCGTGTCATTCGCCGCCAATGCCGCGAATGATTACGGCAACACGGCAAGCTGGACCTTTACGCGATCTTCCTCTGGAGATTTCATACGTCTCACCATGAACACCCCTGATGCCCTAGCAGACGGGGCCATAACACTTGATACCGAATACAGGCTTGGCTTCACTCTGGAGACGGGTGAAGCAATTGTGTACGTCAACAATGTTGCTGATGGCACTGACACTGCTGATGTAGCGCCAAATTTCACTGTCGGGACTCTCGCGATAGGGGAAATGGCCAACGCAAATTCGGACTTTTGGGATGGGCCAATCTCAGAGGTTGTGATCGTCAAACGGGTGCTGACGACGCAAGAGCGCAACGATCTGGACGCCTACTTTGTAGCGAAGTGGGGGTTCTGAGATGGCATTCGCATCAGTAGGAAACATCGGTTCGGCGCTAAGTTCGGGCAACAACCAAGCCTCGCTCGCGATCACCACCAGTGCCGCCGCTGAGGCCGGCAATTTTCTCATTCTGCTCGTCGCGGTTGACAACAACCAGACCACGGACGGTGCATCCACCGCAGTCAGCGGCATCACCGACTCGGCGGGTGGAAATACTTGGACGCGGGCAATCGGCTACGCCAACTCGCTCGGTTCCACTCAAGACGGCGCTGACATCTCGATCTGGTACTGCCGCGTAACCAACACCATCGCGAGCGGCGGAACGATCACCGCCACCTTCACTACGCAGGCCCAGGCCGATGCCACGGCGATGTCGTGCTGGGAGTTCACGGTCGCTGCTGCCGCGACGATCGTGGTGGAAGGCACGCCGGTCGGGCAGTCTGGCGACGGCGTCAGCATCACGACGCTGGCGGCGCTGAACGTCACAACTAGAAATATACCTTGCCTTCGCGTTCGTGCAATCGCCAGTGAGAGCAACTCCTCGACGGCGCTGACGCCCACGGCGGGAGGCTGGGCGATCTTTACGCAGGCGGTCTCTGGTGCCGGTACGTCGGCGACAGAGATGGGCGTGCGTGGCGAGTGGTTGATTAGTACAGGGACAGGTGGGTCATCTGACCCGACTGCCGCTATTACTGCTGACCACGCTTCTGCTTATGTTGCGTTTAGTGAGTTCGTTCAGACTAACATCACTCCGGCGCAGGGCAACCTTGCCCTGTCGTCTGCAGCGCCCACCATCCAGATTACTACTAATCGTGTTATTACTCCGGCCCAGGGTAACCTGGCGCTCTCAACTCTTGCACCTATACGGGCTATTAACTTTAGCAGGCAACCTGCCCAGGGTAACCTAGCCCTCTCAACGACAGCCCCCAGTGTCTCTGCCGGTATAGGCAGGCAACCGGCCCAGGGTAATCTGGTACTCACGGGCACTGCCCCCGGTGTGGTGGTGGCGGCCCCGGGGTCAAAGGCCATCGTCTCCTGGATGGAGGTGCGGGCTGGTGTTTCTGATAGCATCAGCAAGGTCCCGGAGTTTGCTAATCTAACACTAACCACGACGGCCCCCACGGTCCAGCGGACCCAGCACCAATTCCGTACTCCCGCGCAAGGCGACCTTACACTAACGACCGTTGCGCCATCCCGGTCGGTGGACGTGCGCCGCACCCCGGCCCAAGGGAATCTCACCCTCTCTACGGTCGCACCCGTTGTTGTCTGGACTGATCATCACTTCCGGTTCCCGGCGCAGGGGAACCTGACCCTCTCGACCACCGCCCCTGCCGTCGTACAGAATAGCATCCGGACGCCAGCCCAGGCGAACCTGACGCTGACGACCACGGCTCCCTCGATTGTACTGGCCACGAATAGGCAACCGGCCCAAGGGAATCTCACCCTCTCCACGGTGGCCCCCGCCCGGACCGTCAACTTTAATAGGCAACCTGCTCAAGGGAACCTAACACTCTCTACGGCCGCCCCCACCGTTGTTAGGACTGATAATCATAATCGGTTCCCGGCTCAGGGTAATCTGACATTAACGACTGTTGCTCCTAATAGGCAGATAGACCTACCACTCTCCCCCGCGCGAGTGGATTTGACGCTCACCAAGTTCGCACCCTCGGTGGTGCGTACAGAGCACCAATTCATTGAGGTTGATCAGGGTGATCTGACGCTAACGACCACGGCCCCAACTATTAGTGTTGGGATGGCCATGGCTCCGGCCAGAGTTGATCTAACACTTTCCACGACCGCGCCTGTTGTTGTTTGGACTGATAATCGTGTTATTACCCCAGCCCAGGGTAACCTGACGTTAACGACAGTTGCTCCTAGCGTCTCTGCTGGCACTGGACGACAGCCTGCTCAGGGGAATCTAACTCTCTCTACATTCGCACCAACTGTCTCTGCTGGTATTGGACGACAGCCCGCTCAGGGTAATCTAACTCTCACCACGGTAGCACCCATACGCTCGCTGGGTATCCAGCGAACCCCTGCCCAGGGGAACCTAACCCTCTCTACTTTCGCACCTACTGTCCAGCAGACGTTCAATCACTTACGATTCCCGGCCCAGGGTAATCTGACCTTATCCACGTTTACACCAAGCATCCAGGCTGGTGATAATCGTAACCTAACGCCAAACAGCGCAGACCTAACACTTTCTACGTTCGCGCCAACTGTCCAGCAGACGTTCAATCACTTCCGGTTCCCGGCTCAGGGTAATCTTACCCTATCCACGGTGGCTCCCAGCGTCTCAGCTGGTACGGTACGACAACCTGCGCAGGGCAACCTAACACTCTCTACATTCGCGCCTAGCGTCTCTGCTGGTACAGGGCGGCAACCGGCACAGGGTAATCTAACCCTATCCACGGTAGCACCTACTGTCTCAGCGGGTACCGGACGACAGCCTGCGCAGGGGAACCTGACACTCACAACGTTCGCCCCAAGTGTCGTACGGACTGATAACCACTTCCGGTTCCCGGCGCAGGGCAATCTAACCTTATCCACGTTCGCACCGAGCGTCCAGGCTGACGATAACCGCAATATAACACCGAACCATGCGGACCTGACGCTCACCACGGTCGCCCCCACCCGGTCGATCAACTTTAATAGGCAACCTGCTCAAGGGAATCTAACCCTATCCACGGTGGCTCCGACCTTCGTGGAGGATGATCCGGCGTTCCCGGCGCAGGGTAATCTTACACTCTCCACGGTTGCTCCTACTACGTATATAGACCTGCCGCGCACGCCCGCGCAGGGGGACCTAACTCTTACGACAGTTGCACCGAGCGTCGTACGGACTGATAATCACGCTCGGTTCCCGGCTCAGGGTAACTTGACCCTGTCCACGTTTACCCCGAGTGTGCAGGCGGGTGATAGCAGGAACATCACCCCGAACAGTGTTGACCTAACGCTCACGACCTTTGCGCCAATTCTGTCCTTCAGCTTTAGCAGGCAACCGGCGCAGGGCAATCTCACGCTCTCGACCGTCGCACCTATACGGGTGGTCAATTATGTAAGACAGCCCGCCCAAGGGAACCTGACCCTCTCGACGACAGCACCAACCGTCTCTGCGGGTACAGGACGGCAACCTGCCCAAGGGAACCTCACCCTTAGCACGGCTGCGCCCACTGTTGTAAGGACGGACAACCACTTCCGGTTCCCAGCCCAGGGGAACCTCACCCTCTCAACGGTCGCACCCACCAGGCAGGTAGACCAACCCCGAACGCCTGCACAGGGGAATCTAACACTCTCCACCTTCGCCCCAACGATAACGGCGGTGCTCGCCCCGGCAGCGGGCCAGCTAACGCTGACGACCACTGCACCGACCCGAACGCTAAATCATATAATCACGCCAGCCCAGGCGAACCTGACGCTCTCCACGCAGGCTCCGTCCGCCGTCCAGAATATTATCCGGACGATAGCGCAGGGCAATATTGTACTTAGCAGTTCCGCGCCCTCGGTTACTAGCACGATCCAGATAACCCCCAATGCTGGGCAGCTGGCACTAACCACCACTGTACCGGTCGTTGATTTTGGCGACCGGCTAATTATGCCAGATGCAGGGCAATTGATCATAAATGGTCATGCGCCTATAACTACTCCGGCGTGGCGCATTGTCCATGTGCTAGCCGAATATCGAGTTGTTGTTGTGGCCCCGGAGGATAGGACGGTTACGGCTGCGTCCGCATTCCGTGTTGTAGAAGTTCTGCTCGAAGATCGAGAGGTTGAGACATCCGCGCCGCTGTAAAGGATCACACTCATGCTAGCTTGGCCCTATAAAGACCCCGAAGAAGTTCTGGACTATCAGGTTGACTGGTCCGACCGGCTGGGGGCAGACGACATCGTCGCTTCTACCTGGACGATCCCAGTGGGTGGAGCGGCACTAACCATCAACAGTAACTCCTTCACCGTCACCCATACGCTGATCTGGTTGTCGGCTGGTACGCTAGGTATAACCTACCAGCTGACTAATCACATAACTACGCTGGGTGGGCGGCAGATGGAGCAAACCGTCAAGCTCAAGATAAAGACAAAGTGAGGTAGCTATGGCAGAAGTAGATGTCGGTACCGAAACGTACGAGGTGTATGCTGACCTTGATACGGCGGATTTGTACGCGGGCGCGGCGCTGCACGGGACCACGTACCGGGATGCTAGCAACGATGACAAGGGGCGGGCGCTGACGACGGCTACACGCACCCTGGACCGGCAGCGTTGGAAGGGTGTCAAGACTGACGAGCTCCAGACGCTGGCCTGGCCCCGGACCAATACGGGTGTGGAGGGGGTGGACGTTGATGAGGTTCCTCTTAATATCATCAATGCCTCCATCGAGCTCGCCTTCGCACTGCTGGACGGCAGCGAGGTGCAGAACCAGCAGACTACGGCGGAGCGCGTGCGCAGCATGTCAGCGGGCTCGGTGTCTATCAGCCACTTCCGGGGCATCGACAACCCCACCCGCTTCCCGCTCATCGTCCAGGAGCTCATCCGGGACTACCTGGCTGGTAGCCTGGGTGTGGATGAGGGCTTCTACGCGACGGCCGAGGGCGTCGATGACGAGACGAGCTTCCCCGTGGAGGCAGGCTACCTACGAGGGATTCTATGATCAGCTTGCAGGTAGGATCAGCAGGGTTAAATCCTTGGGGTGCCCCACGCCGCACCTTAAACGGAGAATGGGAGTCCGGGCGCTTGGGCGGTTCCGGGTGGCCTCGGAACCGTGCCTGGATATAGACCTCACCGGCCTGCAAACATAGTGGAGATGTTTTAATGGCAAGACGATCTGAGGTTGACCGGCGAGCTAGCCGGGGCTGGGTCCGCCAATCGGTTAGTGATTATGGCATGCACAAGGACGCCCCCGCGCCGGTGTTACCAATGGCGTTGCTACCACGTGGGGTGGTGAGGGTCCGCCCCTTGCAGTATGAGTTGCGCCGTGCGCAGAGCAGGGGCCAGCGACGCTGATGGAAACCGTACGTATATTCGTGGGGTGTGCGTCTAACAATGAGGACCTAGAGAGTCAGGTCGTCCTTGAGTACACCCTGCGCAAGTTTGCGTCGCAGCCGTTGCAGATCACCTGGATGCAGTTATCCAGGGATCCCTACAGCCCCTTCTACTCGTCACCGGAGCGCGGCCAGGGCTGGCGCACGCAGCAGTGGGCCACCCCGTTCTCTGGATTACGGTGGGCGATACCGGCGTTGTGCAAGTTCCACGGAAAGGGTATTTATCTGGATAGTGACTTTATCTTTCTAGATGATATTGCCAAGCTTTGGAACCAACCTATTGCCGAAGGTCGGCTAATCATTGCTGCTGACCGCAGTCGTCTAGATTGCTCAGTGTGGAATTGCGCGAAGTTCGCAGGCGAGACCTGGGACCTGACCTGGCTCCAGCGCAAGGAGGGGTCAGCGACGGCGGCGGCCAGCCGTCTGAACGCTAACACGATACAGCCCTTTGCGGACGGTAACTGGAACGTGATGGATATATCGATGCCGGCGGATATTAATACTCCTTCAATTAAGGCTATTCATTACACGCAGATGCATACCCAGCCCCAACTCAAGTACGCTATCCCGCGCCTGCGCGCGGCCGGTACCAAGCACTGGTACACTCGGGCGACCAAGCCCCACCCGCGCGAGGACCTACAAGCCCTGTTCGACCGTGAATATGAGGAGGCTCAGTCTAAAGGCATCACGATTGCTAAGTACCAGAAGGAACCCTACGGGAAGTACACTATTCGAGGAATAGGCTGATGCTGCGGGAATGCTTCCAGCACCTAGGCACCTTGGAACGCAAGCGTATAAGCACAGCACCGAACGTGGTGCTAAGGCTAAACCGGGGGGAACGGGTGGAACCCCTGCCCCGGGACCTACTAACGGCTATGACGTACGCTGTGAGGGCCTCGAGCATCCAACAATACCCGGACTATGCCCCCTTCTATACCCGGCTAGGGCTGCACGTGGGAATGCCCCCCTCACAGCTGGTGGTGGGGGCGGGTATAGAAGAGTTTATCCGCACGTTAATGTTCCTTTGCTGCGAGCCTAAGGAGCGGGTGGCGGTACTGTGGCCCACCTGCGCTATGTACGAAATCTACTCCCGGGCCTTTGGGCTGCGGCTAATGAAGATGCTGACAGAGCCCGGTACCCAGACTCCTATGTCGTCATTGATTCATGTGTTCAAGGCAGTCGAAGGCCTGAAGCTGATCTTCATACCCAACCCTGGCCAGCCGGTGGAAACCTGCTACAACCTGGATGACCTAGAGGCACTAGCCGCCTGGACGGCCAGCCAGGGTATCACGCTCGCGATTGACGAGGCCCACTACGGCTTTGGTGCGCCCACGGCCCAGGCGTTGATACAGCGTTGGGGGCATGTGCTCGTCCTGCGCACGTTCTCCAAGTTCTTCGGGGGCGCGGGCCTGCGCGTGGGATTCGCGATGGGACAGGAGCCCTTGATTAAGGCATTACACGCGGTGCGTCCCTCCGGAGAAATCACTGGTCCCTCGCTGGCTATGGCGACCGTAGCACTAGATCGGTTTACGGAGTTTGAGACGAACGCCTTATACGTGATCGCAGGGCGTGACTATCTACGCAAGGCTGTACGAAGTCTAGGTCTGCGGGCTTGGGGCAGCTTCGGCTTCTCAGTACTGATAGAGTTTGCTTCAGAGGAGGTGGCTGTACTGGTGGCGCATCGGTTGGAGGAGCAGGGCATCTACGTTAAGGCAGGTCTTCCACCCCCGGTGGAGAAGTGCATGCTGGTGGCCTGTGGTTACGTTCCAACGATGCAGACATTCTTTACAGCGTTACGTGATGTCGTACACAACGTCAACTAAGGTGGTAGTCATGCGAGGCGAATTTGTCTTTAAGGAAGACGGTATCGGAGGGTTGAAGTTCGTAGGGGACTTCGAAGGTCTATACCAGGCCGAGGACGATCCCTGGCAGCAGGTGGGGGCAGAGGGGCCCATGCCTGACTACAACCGGCACTCGCGTGCGCGCCTGCTAGCGGTGGCACGGCGTCATGCCAGCAATTTTGATGCCCTACCTATCAAGGGCCTGGAGGTGGGGTGTGGGCTCGGGGCCGTCACGACCCTGTTGAACGCAGCCGTGCCCTGCTCTGAGTGGGACGGTACTGACATATCACAGTCGGCAATTACGCAGGCCGCCAAGACTAATCCCGACCGGCGGTTCTGGGTGGGTGATATAACTAATCCAGGCTTTGTCCCCGATGGCGCACCCGGGCGGGGCTGGTACCATATGGTCGTGCTGGGGCAGCTGCTGTGGTATATCCTACACCGTATAGATCCGGTTGTGGTTAACTGTCACCAGCTTATTCGTCCAGACGGTTTGCTGATTATCAGCCAGGCCTTCCTGAACCACCAGCGCTACGGTCGGGAGATGTGCGACGGGTTCCCTGGGTTACTACAGTTCTTCCTGTCGCCCGACAACTGCGCCCGGTACTTTAGGATTATCGAGGCCAGCTACGACGACAGCGGCAAGTATATCCATAATGACGGACTACTCGTTTTGCGAAGGATCTAGCATGACACCGATCGTAGGATACTTTAATTGGCGGCAGACCCTGAACGGTGGGGTGACGTACGAGAAGGTTCTTAAGGAGCATGTGGATCATTGGCGGGCCAGTAACAAGCACTACTACGATCAGGTGTACAAGGCCCGGTTGCTGGCGACTACGGAGTTGACTGCAGAGCAATGGATACTCCCGCTCCATGAATTGGCAAAGTTGTTTCCAGATTACAACGGAGTTCCTGATGCCACTAAACGAAGCGACGAAGAAGAACCTTCAACGTAAGTCCGCCTACGTTGATGTTGTGCAATTAAAAGACGGCGTGCCGCTGCCGTCCTGGATCGACATCTCTCTGACGGAGTTGTGTAACCGTTCGGCGGGACACGCCAACGCTTGTCCGTTCTGCCCACGCATAGATCCGAAGTGGGTCCCCAATCAGAACCTACACATGTCAATGCAGACGGCATCTAAGATCGCTACGGAGCTAGACGAGTGGGGGTTCCTGGGCTCGGTAGTGTTCTGTGGGTTTGGGGAACCGCTGCTACATCCTAAGCTCGCTGACGTGGTATCCTTGTTCACGTGCCGGGTCGAGGTCGTCACCAACGGGGATTTTCTAGGGCCTGAGAAAATTGCCAAGCTGCGGAACTCCGGTGTGGATTATTTCGTGGTTAGTATGTACGATGGTCCCCAGCAGATTGCGAAGCTCCAGAAGGCCTTTACGGACGCGGAGTGTCCCCCGGAGTACTACCTACTCCGGGATCGCTGGCACTCAGAGGCCGACGCCTTCGGCCTAAAGCTGACTAACCGGGCCGGAACTGTGACGGTAGGGGATCAGGAACCAGTGGACACGAGCCACCCCTGCTGGTATACGACCTACATGATGCAGCTGGACTGGAACGGGGACGTGCTACTCTGCCCGCAGGACTGGCATCGGCGGGTGAAGTTCGGGAACGTGAACACTGAGAGCCTGCTCGATATTTGGACCTCCAAGCGTTTACACAAGCGTCGTACTAGCTTGTCACGCGACCGCACGGGGTTGGAACCGTGTAAGGATTGTAACTGCGACGGTTGTTTGCACGGGCATAACCACTTGGAAGCTTGGGGCTTAAATAAGCCCGTGCGTCGCGAGGACGCAGTGGAGGAGGCCCAGTTATGAACGTAGCTGTAGGATGCGGTATGCAGACAGCTGTTAAGCAGGCTGTCAAGGCGATCCGCAACGCCGAGGTTCTGGACGACCCTTGGCCACATCTTATCGTCAACGACTTGTTCCCCAACAGCTTCTATCTGCTGATGGTCAACAAGCTCCCTCCTACCAGCGCCTGGAAGGCTTTCAACCAGTTCCGATCCTTCTACTGGCTGGAGTATAGCGAGGGCGACCGGCCTAACGGAATTCATACGCGCCCACCTGTGGATGGGTTCTGGGATGAGTTTCGGGAAGCCCTCTTCGACTCATTGTGGATGGAGTTGGAGAACCGGCTAGATGTGGTGGGTACTAGCATCGGTGCGCAGCTAATGCACGATCGCCCTGGCTACCAGATTGGCCCTCACACTGATACGTCCAACAAGCTGGTCACGGGCCTGCTCTACCTTCCCAAGACGGGGTCGGACGCGAAGCAGGGCACGGTGCTGTGTAAGGGTAGGGTTCCGGACCCGTCCGGCAAGGGCCACAAGCCTGGTCCTGACTATGCACCGGTCAAGACAGTTCCCTACGTCCCCAACAGCGCTTTGTTCTTTATGCGGACGGACGTCTCCTACCATTGTGTTAAACCCTCCCCAGTAGAGCGTTGGCTGCTGGCGTTTGACGTGTTCAGGTGATGCTGTGCATGATGTCGCAATTATCGGGCATGGCCTGACTCCAGAGGGCCAGGGCTGGGGCCACCGTATAGATGCGACTCCAGTGGTGGTTCGTATGTGGAACTATCACTGGCAGAACTTACTGGACTATGGGGAGCGTTACGACTTTGGGTTCTACGAAATCTCCCCAACGGAGATGGCCCGCTTCTACAAGCATAATTGTCGCACGCCCGCGCGAGGCTGGGTTGCGACCCGGCTGCTAAAGCCGTATGAGGGACCGCTACCGGAGAATACTACGGTCTGTGACGCCTCTAGCTGGGACGACGACGGACGGCGGCTAGGTGGATTAGGGATGAAGGGTAGGTTGCTGTTGACGCGGGGAGTGCGGGCGGCCTGCTGGGCGCTGACAAAGTTCATGTCCCCGGGCCAGTCTATGGTACTGGTGGGCTTCGATAACGTGTACACAGGCCGTACGCTGTCCTCTAAGGAGGGCTTTCCGCAGAGCTACATTGAGTTTCCAGCTGCTTATCCAATGGTGCGTTACGACAACGCCCCACATACGGAAACCAAATCAGGTAATCATGATTTTGCTGTTGAAGGACCGTTGCTTAATCTGTTGGCGAAGCGTGCGGGCATCAAGCTCGACCACGCTCAGGATGTCTGGTGAGGGAGGCTAGCTATGTCATTTGATGCTATCTGGGACTCTGAGCGTCTTAAGTACGAGACAGTCTGGGGTGGCTATCCAGAGTATCGTACGCAGGCGGATGGGGACCCTGTGGTCGACTTGGCGTTCAAGCAGCTGGGGTGTAAGCCCGGGGAGTCGCTGATCGACTGGGGCTGTGGGAAGGGTACGCCCGCCCAGCGGCTACAGGCTAAGGGACTAAAGGTAACCGGCTTCGACATCGCTCGGAACTGCCTAGACAAGGATGTCAAGATCCCGCTGATTGTTGGGAGCATGTGGGATCCGCCACCGTGGGTTCAGCAGGCCGACTATGCTTTTTGTACGGACGTGCTCGAACACCTACCACCTGACCGGTTGGAGCTAGCCCTCTCGCAAATGTGCCGCCTAACGCGCAAGGCGGCATTCATACAGGTATGTACTGTATTGGATACGTCCGGGCCCAAGATGAATCCACCCATGCGCCTCCACCTAAGTGTGTACTCCCACGAGTGGTGGGGTGAGCACCTAGCGGCGTACTGGACGATCGAGGACTCCGGCAAGCGTGGCAAGGCCCGATCCTGGTTCGTCTGTAGGAAGTGAGTCATGCATGTAGAACTCTACGGTCGTAAGATAGACTTAGGCGAACATCCCTCTAAAATGTGCCAGGCGCGTTGGGCGGGGCGCTATTCTCCTGAGCCCGAAACGGTTGGCTGGATCGAGACCCTCAGCCCCACGGGGGTGTTCTACGATATTGGGGCTAGTGTGGGGACGCATTCTATACGCGCAGCAGTTCATGGTCTATCGGTCGTGGCCTTCGAGCCTCAGTCGGATTTGGCCGAGGAGCTTCAGGAGACTGTTAGGCGTAACGACCTACCCATCGTAGTTCTCCCCCTAGCACTAAGTAACACACTGGGACGTGGCGTGCTCGGAGCAGGCCGCTCGACGCATACCTTCTATCACAAGGTCGGGGGTACAGTTACGGCCTCGACCGTGGACGAGTGCGTGGTCGCGTTCGGCTGTCCGAACTACATCAAGCTAGACGTGGACGGTAACGAGTTTGCTATCCTGCGAGGGGCAGCGGAGACCCTGCCTTTGGTACGGTCGCTACTGGTCGAGATTGATCCGGCTATCCCCGGCCAGGATGACATTCCTAGCTATTTGGAACGGTTTGGGTTTACCTACAATCCCGCGCAGATTAAGCGGGACAAGATTACTACCGGTAAGTATGCCGGCACCGCCAATTGGATTTTCTACAGACCCTAGACATTGTATGTAACGGTGGGTGGCTGGAGTGCCAAAAAACACGAGGAGCTTAAGTTATGGGAAGACGGGATGTTGCTACGAATACTGGGAATGGGAACCGGCAGATTACGGATATAGGTGCGACGGCCGAGCGGGTCACTCCTGATGACCCCCGGGTGGTATCGTTCCTTAACGATTACACGTCTATGCAGCGCCATCGGGACCAACTCCTGGGTATCGTCGAGCATCGGGACCTGGAGATTGCACGGCTCAATGATCGGGTCTCCCTACTCCAGCACGACCTGACGCGGACGCAGACCGCCCGCGATGAGTTCCAGAAGGGCTACTTCGAACTCAAGGCCCAGCTGGCTATTCTCACCACGTCAGCTATCTCAGCATGCGATCAGGTGCGGGTGGTGGCGGAACGAGCGTTGAGTTCGGCTAAGTCCGCGATGCTGGAGAACGGCATCGTGGAGGACGTCAATCAGGACGGGTCCCCCAAGCTGACCGATGTGGAGACGGAAATGGCATCGTTGGCGGCAGTAGCCAACGCAACCGGCGTTCCCGAGCGCGAGCAGGCGTAGTACTAGCCTGGGCGGTGTGTACCCGCGCGCACCGCCCGGGGCTGGGAAAGGATTCCTATGACAATAGCGGTGATTGGGCATGGGCGTTCTCCGGAAGGTAAGAGTTGGGGCTCTAGGATAGATGTCTGTTCTACTGTGGTTCGGTGTTGGGACTGGCACTGGCAGCACCCACGTGACTTTGGATACCAATATCATTACGGGTTATTTGTACTCACCCCTAGAAACTTTCGACTATTTAGTGAGCACAATCAAAGACGTCCCGAGCGCGGGTGGCTTGTATACCTGGGTAAACCAACCTCCTGTCATCTACCGGATAGCTCGCAACTGGTCGACACCACCCGATGGTGTGACCTTGGACGGGCGCTAGGCGGGCAGGGGCTTAGTGGGGGCTTCACGCTCACGCGCGGGTGCGCTATGGCGGCCTGGGCTATAGAGCACGCTGGTAAGGGGGAGGAGGTTATCCTGGTCGGATTCGATAACGTGCTGTGTGGGATCAACAAGCCGATAGAGGAGTCCTTCTGCCCAGAGTACTGGGCTATGCAGAGTCTCTACTGGGACGAAAAGAAGACCGACAAGATTTATCCTGTTGGCGAGGCCAAGACGGCCACGCATGATATGTCGGTGGAGAAGCCTTTGCTAGAAGCACTGGCATCTAGTAACAATGTGCCACTAAAATTCGCACAGGAGGTTTGGGAATGAAAGTAGCAGCATACATCTTGACTGGCAACGGTCACGCAGCGCTGACGTGCCCTGCTATGGTGGCAGGCGCACGGGCGCAAGGTGAGACGGTGGACATCCTGTCCGAGAAGCAATACAAAAAGGACCACGCTGACACGTACGACGCGGCTATCTTCTGGGGCTACGTCGAGATCATGCAGACCATCATGAACGATTTTAACGCCCGCGAGAAGCCAGTGGTGTACCTGGACCTGGCCTATTGGGAGCGTGGCACCCACTACAAGGTATCTATCGGTGCTCGCCACCCCACCAAGTACTTCCAGAACTTCCCCCACAACGACTCCCGGCTACAGCGTTGGGGTGTGAAGCTAGAGTCCAAGTGGGTGGACGATGGCACTATCCTGCTCGTGGGCATGGGGCCGAAGGCGGCCTGGGCCGAGAAGCAGGAACCGGTGGAGAGTTGGGAGAAGAACGCTATCGCCAACCTCAAGCGGTGTACCGACCGCCCCATTATCTACCGCCCCAAACCCAGCCAGCACTACGGCAAGCCTATTGCGGGAACTACGTTTGACGTTACCACCCCACTCGAAAAGGCTCTGCGGAGCAGCTGGGCGACTGTTACCCACCACTCGAACGTAGCTGTGGAGGGGGTGGTCCTAGGCGTACCCACGTTTGCGTGGAGCGGGGTGGCGGTGCCTATGGGGCTCCAGGACTTCGGTTGTATTGAGGTCCCCTACCGTCCGGACATCGACACGGTGCAGGAGTGGTTGAACGATGTCAGCTACTGCCAGTGGTCCATGGACGAGATGAAGGACGGTACCTGCTGGCGGCACCTTCGGTCGGAGGGGTTGGTGTGACAGTGACCCTCTTTATCGCATACCTACTGCTATACATCCACGACTACTCGGTGTTGTGGTATATAGCCGTGTTCCTGCTGTGGCTCCTCCATCTTTCCGTAACGCACTCCGGAAGGATAGGTCACCAGTGAACTACCGCTTCGCGTTCTACCATTCGTCTAAGATACGTACCCAGATGTTTGGTAGAATGCTGGCGGAGGGTGCACGCCGTCACGGCGATACGGTAGATTTAATCCTACAGGAGAACTTTCAACTCGACCACCTAGAGAAGTTCGACGGCGGGGCCAACCTGGGGATGGCGCTGGCCTGCAAACGGCTCATGGACGCCTACCGGGGAGCAGGACGACATTTTATATACTTTGACAAGGGCTACTTTGATCGCGACAAGTACTGGCGGCTGTCGATTGATGGTTGGCAACCGCTGTCCTACTTCCAGCGCTTTAAGCGCGGCCCAGACCGCATGAAGCGGCTCAACATCAAGCTTGGTGATCGTCGCAAGAGTACTGAAGGTATGAACATCGTGCTGGCGGGGGCCTGCCAGAACTATCATAACTTCTGTGACTTGCCTACGGTAACCGAGTGGTGCACGGATATTGCGAGAGAGCTCGGTGCTCACTCCTCGCATCCGGTGGTCTATAGGCCCAATCCCTCCTGGGCGATACGTCACGAGGACGAGTTCGCACCTATAGAGGGGACCACGTTATCACCCCCACAGGAGCCCTTCGCGCAGACGTTGGCCCGCTGTCATCTATTGGTCACCCATGGCTCGTCCGCAGCACTAGCTGCGCTGGCCCGGGGCATTCCGGTCTTTATAGTGGGTGACGGTATCTGTAAGCCCATGAGCCCGAGTTGGCCGCAGTGGTGGCAGAGCGATGTTATTACACGTTGTACGATGCTGGAGCATCCGCACTGGCCTCATATGCGGTTAATCGAGCAGTTCTTTCAGGATGTGACCTACTGTCAATGGACCCCGGAGGAGTACCGCTCCGGGGTGGCTTGGGAGGAGGTGCGGTTGGCCCTGGCCTACCTACGGGGGAAGCCAGGGGAGGACACCCCCAATCAGATTATTCGCCAGTACCAGATCATGCATAAGTCCCAGAAGTACTTCCGGGGCCTAAGCGTCATGCAGTATCGGGACGTTATCCAAAGTCTAATTAAGTCTACTAAGTCCCGTACCCTGCTGGACTACGGCTGCGGTAAGGGTGACCAGTATCTGCATCCCTACAAGGTTAACGAGACTTGGGGCGTGAGTATTGCCCTCTACGATCCGGCAATAGGTCCCTATGCGGCACTACCTGCCGGTCGGTTTGACGGTATAATTTGTGTGGACGTTATGGAGCATGTTCCGGAGGCCGTGGTCCCGGATACCTTGCGGCAGATTATTGGCCTAGCGGACAAGTTCGTGTTCTTTGCGATAGCATCGGCCCCCGCAAACAAGAGCCTCCCGGACGGGCGCAACTGTCATGTCACTGTGCGATCAGAGGAGTGGTGGCGAGCACAGATTGCGGCTGTGGTACCTAAGCGCAGCCCCGTGCGGGTAGAGGTGATCGTGGTAGGGGCGGATGACGCCGATGACTGATTTTACGGTGGTTACATCCTGCTCGCTGGAGGGTTGGGCTAGCTACGGTGCTAAGTTCGTAGATACGTTTTTGCAGTACTGGCCCAAGGAGGTTGCGCTTTTAATTATCTCCGAGGATGCGATTCCAGTACGGGAGTATACCACCCATTCCGTCTGTCACCTGGACCTGGTTGGTAATTCAGCGCGGGCCAGGGACTTCCTAGCCCGCCATAGGGAACATGGCTGGACCCAAGGTGAGGCCGCCTCACCCCGCCCCCCGGGGATAGCTAGGCGGTGGCCTACCAACGCCGGTAAGAACTTCCGCTATGACGCCTATAAGTTCAGCAAGAAGGTCTTTGCCATAGAACTGGCTGCTGGTCGGCTGGATAGCGGTCGCCTGCTCTGGGTGGACGCTGACGTGATAACCTTCGCCCCGGTGCCTGCTGATTTAGCCACCACGCTCCTGCCGTGGGATGCAGCAATCTCCTGCCTCGCGCGCCCGGGTTATCACTCTGAGTGTGGCTTCGTAGGTTACAACTTGAACCACGTGGCTTGCCGTCCGTTTATTACTACCTTTGCGGATCTCTACGCAACGGATGCTGTGTTCGCCCTAGACGAATGGCATGACTCCTGGGTGTTCGATTACGTACGTAAGCTACTTAACACTCCTACCCACCATATTCCGCACCGCTCCCAGTCGCATCCGTTTATCAACTCCGAGCTCGGTAAGTACATGGACCACTGTAAGGGCAAGCGGAAGAAGCTCGGTCGCAGCGTAGCCGTCGAGCAGGTAGTCCATAAGAAGATCACCTACTGGCAATAGAGGAGCACATAATGTCTAATCCTGCACTAAACGTCGGTTTGTCCGTTGATCTGGTTGTGGGCCGGATCATAGACCCCCCTCTACAGGTACAGGCCAGTGTGCGGGGCCAGGTTATCATCCTGGGCTTCAGCAACCGAGAGACACAACAGGGGGTGGAGGTGTCATTCTCGGAGAAGGCAGCATCCGATTTGATTCAGCTACTAATGGAGACGGTTAATGTGGCAAAAGGTCAAGTTGGGCATTGAGGGACCTATGAAGATCGTGGGACAGTGGTACCTACCGGCAGCGGACAACTACTTTGGGCCCTTGCTCGAGCGCACGCCCGAGGGCTTTGAGATCGACCATCTAGAGTGTGCTCTTACGTTCGTGGAGAAGTTCGACGTTGCGATGGATGTGGGGGCACACATCGGTACCTGGACGGTTAGGCTGGCCAGGGATTTCAAGCAGGTCTACGCCTTCGAGCCCGCCCCCGACACCTACGAGTGTCTATCCAAGAATTGTGAGAGCTACGCCAACATTTCCCTAAGCCAGTCGGCGATAGGGGCTTATGGAGGTTACGGGCGGTTGGATAACGACCCCACCCGTCAGGGTAACACGGGTGCGCGTATCCTGCGTGGAATTAAGGGGGAAGGTAGTGTTAAGGTATCTACGTTGGATAGCTTCGGGCTTAAGGTGCTGGATTTTCTCAAGATTGACGTGGAAGGATACGAAATCGGAGTATTACAAGGGGGCGTACAAACCCTACGGCGCTGCCGTCCGGTGGTGTTGCTAGAATGTAAGGAGTTTGTGCCTCCACGCTACGGCGGTGTTATGGCAGCTGTAAAATTCCTGGGGGCCTTGGGCTTCACCAAGGTGGGAGGTATTCGTAATGACTGGGTGTTCCGGCATCAGCGGTTGGAGTAGATGCGAGAATCGATCTTTGTTGGCTTTGATCCTCGGGAGGCTGCGGCCTTCTTGGTGACGGTGAGCTCTATACGTCGTCACCTATCCCGCCGGATAAGTATTGTGGGGTTGGAGCTAGATGACCTACGGCGTTCAGGCCTCTATACCCGCCCCACAATCTTTAATAACGGTCGGTTACTTGATACTATTTCCGAACATCCTATGTCCACCGAATTTGCTATCTCCCGCTTCCTGGTACCTACGCTTGCTGGGAAAGGTTGGGCATTGTTTCTAGATTGCGACATGCTGGTATTATCGGACCTGGCAGATTTGTTTGACCTTGCGGACGATCGCTACGCCGTGATGTGTGTTCAGCATAACCACGACCCCAATAATACTACCAAGATGGGTGGGCAGTTGCAGTCTACCTACTTCCGCAAGAATTGGTCGTCAGTCTGCTTATTCAACTGTGACCATCCGGCTAATAAATCATTGACTACGCATTTGGTTAATTCCGCACGGGGGCTACACCTCCATCAGTTCTGCTGGCTGGAGGATAAGGATATTGGAGCCCTACCATCAGAATATAATTTCCTGGTAGGAACCGACACACCTACCGACATCCCGCCTAAGATTGCTCACTATACGGAGGGAACGCCCGATCTACCGGGATATGAGACGGCTCCCTATGCGGATTTGTGGCGTTCTGAACTTAGAAAATCAGCGCATCTATTTCTGTGATAAGGGGCTTTACGGGTATAGTGATCCAGGGTACATGCGGTAATGCTGACCTAGTGTATAAGCAAAAGCAAGAAAACGTCGTTAGGGTCTCAGCGCGTGCGGTAGCATCTAAATTGGTATCATGATCTCCATGTGGGCCGGCAAACCGTTCTCGGAGCTTAACGATACTGAGCTTGAAGAAGCTACGGCGTTCTTTCAGGCTGCTCACGATCGCTTGATTGATTTTGCGCCCACCCCGGTGTGGGTGTTCCTGGTGGATCAGATTTCCCTCCTCACGGTGCTTAAGGTACAGCGCCTGAAGCCCGCTGCATGAAAGCGCTGGTCTTCGGGCGCGGGCGTGGGGTGTGGGATGAGATGGCTGCGGCGCAAAAGCTAGCAGCGTTTGATTGTATAATCGGGGTAGGTTCTGCTGCCGTAGACTATTCGGGTCCACTGGATCACTGGGTGAGCTTTCACCACAGCGTATTCCCGGAGTGGGCCGCCGCGCGTTCCCGCAAGGGTCTTCCCCCAGCGCGAGTCTATTGGTCATCAGTCTATCGCGGCTCACAGTCGGTACGCCTTGGGGCCGCCTACCCCGTCCGGTTCGTCCGCCAGGAGGGTGGATCGTCGGGACTGATTGCTGTGATGGTGGCCTTTGAACTAGGGGCCCATCGCGTGGTCCTAGCGGGAGTGCCCATGGATGGGGACTATGGGCAGTATGATACTAAATTGCCTTGGAAGGAAGCTTTGATCCACCGAGAGATATGGCGTAGGGATTTACATAAGTTACTAGGTCGGGTGCGTTCGATGTCAGGCTGGACCCAGGAGCAGCTAGGCACCCCGACCACTAAATGGTTGCTGGAAAATGACTGTACTGCAGTTTAGCAAAGCCCAGAGCCTAGATCCGTTGGCGCACTGTGAGCGTAGTATTTATACTGCGCTCGCACAGTTCATGGTCAACGTCCGGGCAGGGTCTACGCAGCGTGACATTAAAGCGCTCCTGGATCAGGGAAATATCACCGGAGCGCAAAAGATTGTTGGAGATCATATTGTAGCCCTGAGCGGGGTGATCCCACGCTCCTTCGTCCAGTGCGCGCATCAGGAGATGACACGCCAAGTCCCGGCCGGACGGCGAGCTCGCATAGCGAAGGCTGTCCCGCATCGGAGTGTGGCACTGAACTTTGATCCCTCCGACGATCGGGCCGCGCGCCTTATGCGTACGACCCGCCTGCGCTTCGTCCAGCAGTTCGACACGGCCCAACGGGATGCGACCCGTTACGCGATGGCCACTGCCTTCCAGCGTGGAGAGGGTCCGCTGGAGGCGGCCCGCGCGTTCCGGGATGCCATTGGGTTGACCCGTACCCAACTTCAATCGGTAGAGGCCTACCGCGACTTGCTGGAAGCCAATTCGGCCGAGGCCCTGAAGCGGGAGCTACGGGACCGTCGGTTCGATCCAACGATTGAGCGGGCTCTGACAGAGGACACTCCCCTGACGGAGGACCAGATTGATAGGATGGTGGAGCGCTACCGAGAACGCTTCCTGACCTATCGGTCCGAGAATATAGCCCGTACCGAGGCGTTACGAATCGTCTCCCTGGCCCGTCACGAGGCCACTCAGCAGGTTCTAGACCAGCTAGGTATAGACCCCTCCCGGGTCCGGCGAACATGGGTAGCCGTTAAGGACAAGCGTACCCGCGACGCGCACCTGGAGATGGATGGGCAGACGGTCGGCTTCGACGAACCCTTCGAGGCTCCGGACGGTACACTGATGATGTACCCTGGAGATTCGTCTGCGCCCGCCAACCTGGTAATCAACTGCCGCTGCTCAGTCACTACTGAGATCCTTGGCGAAGACGAGGATCAGGACGCGGCATAAAGAGGAGGATGCTATGGCACAGGTTCGTCATTTTTTAGGTCCGATGGTGATCGTACGGCTGCGCCAGGCGGGTTTCACGGTGGACGACAGTGGACCCCCGCCCGGTACCAACACGATCACCTGGAACGGAAGCCCAGTGCTGCCATCGGACGGCGGTGGCCCCAGTGGGTTGCTGGCCAAGCTGCTAGTCGGTGGCAAGGCCAAGGTCGCCCGTCTGCGTCAGCTAGGAATCTGGTCGTCGTAGAGGGGCTCTAGCACAGTAACGCCACTCACATACAGGAGGGTTCGGCATGTGCGACTACAGCCTTCAAAACGTCAAGTCCCGTCCTGCTACAGTGGACGACAAGCTCGTTACGAAGAACTTCGGTACGGGTACCATCGGCTTTGCGGCGGTGGACAACCCGGAAGTGGCAGTCTGCGTACTGCCCGGTACCGAGATTGCCTTCGAGGAAGCTATCGTCCGCAACACGTCACTGCCCTACACGATGAAGTACGAGCACGCCGCGTATACCACCGGCCGCTTCCGGCAGATCAACCGGCACACGGAGAATATGCACCACGACGCGCTCGAGCTCCCGGACGGTGAGGTCGTGATGCTGACCATGCTATCCCCTGGCCAGCGGGCCAAGGTGCTCCAACTCCCGGCCGCGCCCAAGAACGATAAGGAAGCCGAGGAGCAGACGCGCCTGTCCTACACCGAGGGCCAGCCCGAGGTCCTGTTCGGCTAAGAGGTCTTCCTCCCGACTGCCGTGCCGCATTCCTCCCCGACGGCGGCACGGCCTTTTCTTAGGTGGAACCGATGGGTAAGTCAGATTTGAAGGCTACCAAGTATATTGCTATAGTGGCACTCACCACAGACCGCAAAGTTACGAAGGCGGCGGTGGCAGAGCATTTGTTGAACTGTTTGCTAGACGCTCCGGCGCGTGGTGTCTTGAAGCTCGCCAAGGTGAAGAAGGCCAAGGTTCGCACGGTCGATGTTGACTAAGGTGGTATTGTGACCGAAGAGACGGACGTGCACCAGTTCGAGGTTGTGAAGGTCGAGCCCTCCCTGGGCTTGGTCTTCGGCTGGGGTATTATCTGCAAGGTCGACGGCCAGGACTACTACGATCGCAATATCGATAAGGATACCGGTAAGCGCGTACCGGAGCACATCCCCGAGACTACTATGCTGGAGGCCGCCTCCGATTTCATGGAGAACTCCCGGGTCGCCAAGGAGATGCACAAGGGTGAGCCCAAGGGTAGCGTGGTGTTTGCCTTCCCGATGACCACGGAGATTGCTAAGTCGCTTAAGATCGCTACGCCGATCACGGGTCTGCTGGTGGCGATGAAGCCCACGCCCGAGGTGCTTAAGAAGTTTGAGTCCGGGGAGTTCACCGGCTTCTCGATCGGGGGCTCGACCTCCAAGTTCGAGGACATCGACAGTGAGTGATAAAGCCAAGCGCCGCATCCTACACAAGATCAAGCTCACCGAGATTAGTGCGGTGGACCGGCCTTGTCAGGAACACGCGCGCATGGTCATCATGAAGCGTGAACTGTCCGACCCCCCGGTGACGGTGGAGACTTCCTCGCTCGAGGCTCGTATTAAGAAGCTCAATACGGCTACCACCAGCATAAGCCTACAGAAGGTATTGGTTGGCTTGCAGGAGGCTGAGCGCACGTTATACAAAGCGGGGTTTCGCTCAGACCAGGTGCGGGACGAAGAGGGTCAGTGGACTGATGAGGATTTTGGCTTTAATGAATTGAACGACGAAATCCGTGATGATGAGATCAACTTCGACTTTGATTCGATTGATGACGCGGGTTGGGAGCGTCTAAGCAAAATCATAGACGAGGATGACGGAACGTTCCAAGGTCGGCGCGTACTGCCTGATCTGTCCGACAGCAGCTGGTCGGGAGACTCCTCGTTCGACAGAGTGCTGGACAAACCTACTGCGAAGCCTGCTACGGCTGCGCCACCCACACGGGCTAATACCAATTACAAGGGCAAGCTTAGACGGGTTGCGGTGGCGGTTGGGCGGAGCACTGTTGCGGCATTGAAGGTCCTGGGTCTGCTTAGTGCGGCAGGAGTTGTCACGTTTGCTACTATTAAGGCAGCAGGCGTAATACGAACAATGAAGGTCGCCCCCTCTCAGATGCTTAAGCGTAAGGGCTTAGACTTAACGGGAATCACTGAAGAGCAGGCCAAGCGGGTGTTGGCCCAGCTTCCCGAGTTGTTGTCCAACGCGAAAGCAGCAAAAGCCGTGTCAGTCATCCGCTACGCTGGTCGTCGAACTAAGATGGTGGGCAAGGTGGAGATAGTCCGTCGCGCCGATCAACTCCTACAAAAGTTCGACCCCAACCAGGCCCGGGACGATTGGGGGCGTTGGTCGGACGAAGGCGGCGGGGACGGACCGGGCGGTCGGTTCCAATCTGATTTTGATGATGTCTTTGGTGGTGAAGCTCCCAAGAATAGTAAGGGCCGCTTCCGCCGTGTGGTGAGCAGCATCGCGCGTGGGGGAATGACAGCTGTTAGGATTATCGGTGCCCTGGCCACGGCCGGGGTGCTCGGGGCCTATGTGGTACAGCAGTCGGGTCTACTCCGTAGTAGGACACCGTCAAATAGTAGCAAGAAGCCAGAGTTTAAGTCAAATTTTCCTGAGCGCCAGCCCAAGCCCACGTCGGTGCCGAGTGTCGGTGGCAAACCAAAAGGTTCTGTGGCCTACCCAGATACTCCTTGGGGCAGCGCTAGGGCTGTAGGTGGTCTTGCTAGAGATCTTTACAATTTTAATCGGCATTTATCTAAGTTTGACACGTCCGGTATTACCGAGGAGCAGGCTCGCAAGCTCCTAGAGGAGATTGCGGACCAGATCACGGAGGAGGACGCGGCCAAGGTGTTGGCGGCGTTGAAGGGTAAGGACCTGGGCAAGTTCGATCCTGATCAACCTCGCGCCGATGACGGTAAGTGGACCGATAGTGGTGGTGGATCGAGCAGCACCGCTAGCGGTGGGGGTGCGAAGGGTGGGGCTAGTAAATTAACTGGCAAAACCAGAGAAAACTTTAGAACTTTTCTAACCTCGGTGGGCGGTGGGAATCCGGGAAGTGAAGAGGATATAGATAAGGCGTGGGGGTACTTATCCGCAAAGGATAAGCAGTATTTTACTGTTGGTAGGTTTGACCGCGTGCGGCACGTATTACGACAGACTGGCAAGACCGCTAAGATTGCCGTGGGCGTACTAGGAGCTCTAATGTGGGGAGTAATAGGACTTGCGATGTATGCGCAGTCGCGGCAGCAACGTGGATTAGGACGAAGGGGTCCCAGACCGGCTAATTATGGTGGTCCGTGGAAAGGGCCAACGATGGACCTGAAGTCAACGAGCTCCCGGCTTATGGGCAGGGACCTGGTCCCGTATCGATCAATGTCTAAGCAACTTAATCTTGAGCAGTTGTCTGAGGGGGAGGCCGAGCAAATTTTGATGGAAGTACTTAGCCGTGCTACTCCCCAACAGATTGCGGAGTTTGAGGCTGCTTTGAAGAAGGCAGCTTAAGCGTGAACCTGCCGGTGGTTTACCGGCGACACACCAGTAACAAAGGAGCATCCTATGCCTGGTGAAAATGAGAAGGTCGCTGAGCTCGAAGGGCAGGTGACCGATTTGGAGAAGCGGATCCAGGACTTGACCGAGAGCGGTGAGAACGCCGACCTCGCCAAGGCTTTGGCCGATCAGAAGGAACTGCTGGAGAAGATGGACCAGCTTTCCGACGCGCTCGAGACCTCGTTGGTCGAGAGGGAATCCTTGCAGACCGAGCTCAAGATCGCCAAGGAAATGAGCGACGATGAGAAGGAGTACTGCAAGGACATGGAGTTCGGCGAAAAGATGTCCTTCATGTCTAAGAGCCCCGAGGAGCGCAAGGCCGCGATGGCGAAGCGTGATGAGAACGACGAGTCCGTCACCATCTCCGGCCGCACCATCCGCAAGTCCGTGGTTGGTGAGGATGCCTTCGTGATCATGAAGGCGCAAGCCGATGAGATCGCCGCCAACAAGAAGCAACTCACCGATGAGATCGCCAAGCGCGAGATGGCCGAGTTGCTGAAGCGGGCGGACGAGGAGTTCTCGCACGTGCCGGGAACGCCCGAGGAGCGTGCCAAGCTGCTGCAGGTTATCGCCAAGATGGATGAGCCATTGCGCAAGTCCTTCGAGACGGTACTCACCCAGGCCGAGAAGTTGTCGAAAGCTGGCTTCGCGACGCTGGGTGGCGGCGACGGTGGCAGGGGTCCCGATACTCGGAACGTCGCGAAGGCCGTCCAGGACTTCGAGACCAAGATCGCCGAGATCAAGAAGCGGGACAGCTGCTCCAATGCGGAGGCCCTCACCAAGGCGCGGAAGGCCCACCCGGATCTCTTCAAGGTGTATCAAGAGGTGGAGAACTCGGCTTCCTAGTCCCTGCCGGGTATTCCGCCTCCCTCCAGCCGGTGCCTCCTCCCGGGCACCGGCTGGGTTAAGCAAACTCCAAATCAACGAAAGGAAAGCCGATCATGGCTTGGGAATCAGTAGTGGATGGCCTGCAGTACGCCCGCAATGCTGGGGCTGACCTCAGCGCCAAGCTCTTCTACATCGCGAAGCTCGACACCGACGAGGATGTCAACTTGGCGACGGCGGCGTCCGATAAGATCATCGGCGTCATTCGTGAAGCAGCGCTCGAGAACGCTCCGGTGACGGTGCAGTTCGGCGGCGTCGGTAAGGTCATCGCTGGTGGCGCAATCGCGGCTGGCGACCTGATCACCGCGGACGGTAGCGGTAAGGGTATTGCCACGACCTCAACCGGTAACCGCATCCTGGGCATCGCCCTCGAAGCGGCCGCGACGAACGAGATTTTCTCGTGCATGCTCTCGCCGGGATCGGTCTAGTCTAGACCGTTCCTCCTCGTCTCAACGGGCCGTCGCGAGACGCCCCTATCCTTGGAAGGGATAACCAACAATGCCCGAAGCTAGCAACATTCAAGGCACGTTGCACATCGACCGCTACCTGACAAACTACTCAGTGCGGTTCGTGCAGGACGCCAACAACTTTGTAGCGCAGCGCGCTGCAAGCTTGATCCCGGTGCTGAAGGCGACCGACAAGTACGTCGTGTACCCACGCGGCTACTTCTGGCGGGACGAATCGGCACCCCGCGCTCTGGGCAATCGCCCTAGGCAAATCGGCTACAAGGTCGACGAGGGCAGCTACTCCTGCACCGAGTACGCCTTGGAGCACGTGGTTGATGATCGGCAGTATGCCAATACCGACGATCCCATCAACCTCGACGAGAACGCAACCGTCCTGCTCACCGGCAAGAACGTCATCAAGCAGGATCGCGTTTGGGCGCAGAACTTCTTCACCACCGGCAAGTGGACAAGTGAAGTGGTTGGCGTCGTGTCGTCCCCCGTGGCAGGAGTCTCGCTCCTGAACTGGACGGACGCCAACTCGGACCCGATCGGCGACATCGACTACTACAAGGACTACATGCACGAGCGCACCGGCTTCATGCCGAATACGCTGGTGCTGGGCGCCAACGTCAAACGGCGTCTGCGGTCCCATCCGGACATCGCCGACCGCATCAAGTACACCCAGATCGGTATCGCGGACGAGGCGATGCTGGCTGCGTTGTTCGAAGTCCAGAACGTGATGGTCGCTCGTGGCATCTACAATGCTGCAGACGAGGGTGCTACCGACGACTTTCAGTACATCGCGAACAAGGACTCGATGCTGCTGGCCTATATTGAGCCCAATCCGGGCCTCGACCGGCCGACCGCCATCGCGAACTTCGCCTGGACTGGGCTGTTGCCCGGTGCCACCAATGCCATCGGTGGTGTGATGGAGCGCGGCCGGGATGACCGAGCCCACTCCAACTACTTCCAGAACCGCATGGCCTGGGATCTGCGTCAAGTCTCTGCCGACCTGGGCGTGTTCTTCAACGACGTCATCGCCTAAGTTTAGGCGAGCCCACCGTAAGGAATGATAAAAATGACGGTAGCTCGTGGCAGGTTCTTTCGACCCGATTTTGACCGGGGCCAGGACTTTGTAGTAGTCCGACCGTTCCAGTTCAACGGCAAGGGCTACCACCCCGGTCAAACTCTCGACAAGGGTCTGTTCGTCATGCGGAGGCTACGGCAGCTTTACGATCAGCGTGTGATCAATCAAGTTGACCCAGCCCCCGCAGAGACGAACGGCTTCGATCATGAGTTCAACCGTGGCGCACCTCAAGAAGGGCCTCCTGCTCCCAGCCCGGGAGTGGAAGAAGCACCTACGCCTGATCGGCAAGAGGATCTTCTGGAAGCGGCACCGCTCGAGGGAGCGGCGCATCAGCCAGGACGAGTCCCGCGCCGCGCCCCGGGAGGACGTGTCCCGCGCCGTAGGGTTGGGGCGGGATGATGGTCTCTCTACTCGAGAGCCAGTTCAAGGCTAGGATTGCCAAGGCTTTCAAGGGCAAGTTGTTGCGTGGCACCTTCCGCCGATCGGTGGAGTCCACGCAGGACTCCTTCGGGGACTTGGCCACACCCACCGTGACGTCCTTCAGCTTTGAAGGCATCCGGGAAAGCTTCTCTGCGCGCTACAAGGCACAGTCTGGCATACCGGAGTCGGACGTCTCCATCCTGATCCTCGTAGGCTCGGTTAAGCCGCCGACGGTCTTCACTGAAGCCGACCAGGACCAGATGGTCTTCATGAGTACGCCGTGGAACGAGTGGTACAAGATCCGGCGCGTGCTCGAGATTGATCCAGCGGGGGCCAGCGTTCGGCTGCAGTGCTATGAAGTCCCTGCCCCATGACAATCGAATTCCTACCGCTAGCCCCAGTCCACCCGGCCTATGATCCTAAGGCTGGGGTCTGGTATCTGGAGGAGAATGGAGTGGTCTCGCTCGAGGCTCCAACGTTGATGGCGTTGAGCCTGCTCCTACCGGAGGGTACGGCGATTGTCGACTACCATCCCGATGGCTACAAGACGACCCGGGGTGCCCAACCGCTAGGACGACCTAGTCTTAGACCACTGCTTACCAAGTTCCGCTCTCGGGGTGTACCCAAGCCCCGCCCCGCGTGGGTTCAGCCCAAGGTGGTGGTTCCTAAGCTGGCAACCGGAACCCAACTGGTGACTAAATGCGGGGTGCCCCGCATAGATAGAGGGGTCTTCCCCTGGTCCCCAGCAGAGTTGGGAATCCTACGGTCGATGCGCGCGGACGGGTGTTCGGCCACGGTTATTGCTGATGAGCTTGGTCGCTCCCGCAACAGTGTAATCGGTAAGATGTTCCGCCTAAAGCCCAAGGTCAGTGATGTCTGTCAAGTGGAATGACGCAGCGCTACGGGCGCGGGTTGAGCGAGCCACCATGCGCGGGGTCGTGCGCGTGACCGAGGCCGTGCGAAACGAGGCTATTGCTTTGATCCTTAACACCCAGAAGACCGGCCGGATCTATACACGTCGGGGTGTGACGCACCAAGCATCAGCCCCCGGGGAGCCTCCGGCTTCCAACACTGGCCGCTTGGTGAACTCGATCCAGACGGTCTACGACACCAAGAACCTCACTGGTACGGTCGGTACATCGGTGGAGTACGGTGGCTACTTGGAGTTTGGTACGCAAACGATAGAACCGCGCCCCTTCCTACGGCCTGCTCTAGCGACCCATCGCAGGTCGTTGTCCAGGATTATTAAGGAAGAGATTGCCAGAGAGTTGAGGTCATAATGAGTGCGGCGGACCTGGCTGTTCCATTGCGTTCGGCGTTGATTGGGGCGAGCGCTATAACGTCCCAGCTGACAGCCTACGCAGGCTCCTGGCCGGTGTTTACACGGCGACCGATGCCATCGTCGCCCTTGCCGGTCTATCCAGTGATTATGGTTAGTCCGGACGTTAGCCTGACCGATCAGGATGGCATCGACGACTTCCGCCCCATCCAGGAGCGGGACATCACGGTCTACGGCCTGAATGACACGCCCACGCGCTACCGAATAGTTGAGGGGTTAGGCTACGCAATCCGAGAAATGTTCCATGGCCAGCGCGCGTCTATATCGGTCTCAGGCTGGAACGTCATCCAGATCAACGCGCGTGGGCCCATTCCAGCACCTACGGACGATGACCAGACGGTGGCTAGGATGGTTTCGCTATCTATCGAGCTTGCTCGGCTTCCCTAAATAGGGAGTGGAAAAATGACTGCTAGCGTCGCACTTCGTCGCGCTGATCGGCTGCTGGTCAAGTACGACCCGGACCAGCCCCGTGCCGATGACGGCAAGTGGTCGGAGACCGGTGGTGGCGGTAGGAGCGGTAAGACCCGTAAGAATCCACACACCCCGAGAGGATATAAGTCTGATGAGCATGGCATCTATATCGAAGTAAAGCCAGGCATGTCAGAGACAAAAAAGACTTTGTTGCACCTAGGCTTGGCAGCTGGAGTTGGCTACGGGGTGTTTGGTCCTCCTGGCGCGGTAGCAGGGGTGGCGTGGGTTGGTACGGCACTTGGTGTCAAGTATCTTTGGGACAAGGCCCACCAGCGGCGTTGGCAAAGGGCTTATGCCAAGTGGGAAAGCTGGGAAAAGGAGCACGGTAAAAGAGAGAAGATGCTGTACCGACCGTTGAGCAAAGCTGAGGATTTGCGAGCCAAGATTCGCTCGTTGAACACTGATCAACAAAAGAAGATTTGGGAGTTTTTTGTTGAGGAGTTGTCTGAAGACGAGGCCACTGACTTGGTGGGACGTCTGAAGAAGTTCGACAAGGGTGGAACCAAGCGTGCGGACAAGTTGCTCCGTCTCTCCAAGACGCTGGGCAAGGACGCCACGGTCAAGGATTGGATTGACGATTTTGTTAATTCTGACAACCCACGCTTCGACGGCAAGTCCAAGAAGGAGCGGATCCGCATGGCGTTGGGCGCTTACTACAGCAAGCGCCTGGAGAAGGCAGGCTTCAATCCTGACCAGCCCCGTGATGCGGAGGGGCAGTGGTCGGACGCTGGTGGGGCCGGTAGCCTGCTCGGTAGTGCCGAGGCCAAGGCATCGGGGCGGATGAATATACTCGATCCGAACTCCATCTTTGAAGATGTGCTTGGTGGAGGGCCTCGGCAGAAGCCGTTAAGTGAAAGAGATTTTGAGGGTATGAATGAGCGTGAAAAAAGCATCGTTCGCTCCGATGTCTATAATGAATTGGGCAGGCTTAAGGATAGTCGTGATTATCAAAAGCAGCGTGAGGCAAGAGCAACTCTAACAAGGTTAGATGAGGCGTATAACCAACGCAATCGAGCAAAACAAGATCAGATTATCGGTGACTATTGGAAAGAATGGAATAAGTCGAAGACAGAGACACTCGCACGTACTCGAATGGAAAACGCTGATGTCATCGAGTCGTCGGTTCGTGAGTCCGGCAATCTTGGCTTCGATAAGCCACTTAAGTTTTTTGAGGACAGGGAGCTAGGCGCGCTACGTAGGGGTGCATCGGACTCATCGGCGAAGGTAGCTCAAGCTTCCACGGCCGGTCGGGTCTTGCTGGATGTACTACGCACGGCGGCGGGTGAGACCACTCCTGAAGTGGTTGGCAGGGCATCGGCTGTATTGGGGGCACTGACGATTCTCGCAGCTGGTATAAACGTCGCTTCCAAAGCCAAAAACGTTGACACTGGTGCGGCGGCCGTTCGTACCATCCACGATGGTGTTGGGCTTGTGCGTAGCTCCATACCAGGGTTGATAAGTTCATCGAAGACGGCATCCGCCGACCTTCAAAACAAAATTAGCTCCTGGGCTAGCCGCGCAACGGCTGCGCTTAAGTCCGCAGAAACTACGCTCAGCCGGTCACAGGCGTTAACGTCTATGCGTCGAACAGCAACCCAGGCAACGGGTGGCTCGTTCTCTACGGTTCCTTCGATAAGCGTACCCCGCATCAGCCGTTCCTACACCCCACCGCCACCCCGGCTTCCAACTTCAACTAAAACATCGACGATTACGATGACCCCCTATTCTTCCCCATATTCCTCATTGTACACCACCCTAAGTCCAAGAGTAGCTAATACTATCAATCCACCTACGGTGATTCATAAACCATCCTACATGCGGCCGTACAGCGTAAGTGGGAGTCGTAAGTACACGCTAAAACGCCTTGAAAAGCTTCTCGCCCGTGCGCAGGGGCGAGCACGGGCCTAGCGCAGTGATGCGCCAGCACCCCTAGATGGACGCCCCACACTTATTCGCAGCGCGCTAACGCTCGGCGGGCGCGCGGCACCCGGAACTATCGCCTGAGCAACTTCCGCACCGTCGTGATGACGGGGCTTCTTCCTGTTGAAAGGAGACTGAATCATGGCAGGTATCTTCGCAACTGCTGGTGCACGACTGTACATCGGCGGCTCGCTGGCGGCTCAGACTACGGACTTCGTCCTCGGTGACTTCTCAGGCCAGTCCTGGGTAGCGGTCAACTGGATGGAGAATATCGGCTCGTTCGGCGACGAGGCCACTTCCATCACCTTCGACGCGATCGAACAGCAGCGTACCCAAAAGCTCAAGGGTACCCGTAACGCTGGCGACATGTCGCTGGTTTGCGGTATCGATTATGAGGACGCCGGTCAGATCGCGATCCGGGCGGCAGAGGCCACCCCCAACAACTACGCCTTCAAGGTGCAGTTCAATGACGCGCCGCAAGCCGGCACGCCCTCCGAACGCTATTTTATCGGTCTGGTGATGACCGCACGTGAGGTGTTGGATACAGCCAACAACGTCATGAAGTTGAATGCCACCATCGGCATCAACTCCAATATCGTGCGGGTGAATGCTGCCCCATAATACGGGTAGCCTGACGTAGAGTGCCAATAACCGTGCCACGCCAACCTTAAGGAATAGCAACATGGCAAAGACCAAGCGACCCGAGCACTATCCGGGCTCTGGGGACGTGGAGCTCGTTCTAGGTCCCCATACACTGCTGCTGCGTCCCACGCTTAACGCCGGTCTAGGCATTTCCCGCCAAGCCGGTGGTATTCGTGGGGCGATCGACAAGGTCGTGAATATGGACCTTGACACCATCGTGAGTGTCATCCGCCTAGGGATCGGTCCGGAAGAGGCTAAACGCCTCAAGAACCTGGACCGGTTGGTCTATGAGAACGGCCTGATGGACGCCCAGGGCGAGCTACTGGGCCGCTGCGTTGAGTTCCTAAGTAACCTGGCGCGCGGTGGGCGGCCCGCCCCGCCAGAGGGTGAGGAAGCGAGTGAGGGCTCTGGAGAGGAGGATGACTTAGAGGACCCTCCGAAACCGCACGCCGTCAAGATGTAAAGTTCCAGGATTACCTCCAGCAGTTGTTGCGTTTTGCTGGAGGCTGGCTGTGCCTGACAGAGAATCAGGCACTAGACCAGGATCTTGGATACTTGGCAGCAGCGCATTACGGCTTCTACGACGTGATGGAGACCATCTTCGGCTCCTCGGAAGATAATGAGGAAAAGAGGGTCTACAAATCGGCTAGTAGAACTAGCAAGGATGCGCGCGGTAGGCCGATAGTCCTCTCCCCTAACATCTTCGATGTACAGTTTGGTGGCGAGAAGCCTCCCTCCAAGCTGCGTCGAAAACACTAGGAAGTCTCATGGCCCCCGCCCAAGCCGAGACGATCGGTACTGCGGACGTTGAAATCCGCGCCCGTACCGAAGCCTTCGAGCGTGATCTGGTGCGCGTGCGCCAGATCCTAGACAAATTTGATAGCTCGGCTAAGGGGACCGCCGAGAACGTAAAGCGATTTGATACGGCGACGCAATCCGCTTCGCGTACCGTCAGTGATTATGAGCGTACGCTCTCCGATGCAGAGCGTGCCGCCCGGGCCGCCGCAGCGGCCAACGATAACAACTCCAGAACCCAGGCCGAAATGGTGCGCGCGATCCTCGCGAGCAACGAGGCATTGCGTAAACTATCCACGACCCAATCGGCTGTGAATGATAACGCTATCCAGACACAAAAGACCTGGAAGCAGACCGCGACCGGTGTGGCGGAGGCAGGCTCTAGCTTCGTATCAACTGGTAAAGCCCTGCTCGATATTGCCGGGCATCTGAAGCTAGCACTAACCGTGGCAACGGTTGCTAGTCCAGCCTTCCGGGGGTTGGTGGCCTCTGGCTTGGAGAAATGGGCACAGCAAGTCACACCGCGCGTGGAGGCGATGCGGAATACCTTCACCGCCATGGTGCCCGCCGCGTCCAGGCTCGGCATGGCGATGGGACAGGCTAGCGCAGCCACCTCCAAAGTTGTTGAGACCATCAAACCGTTCCACGAGATTGACTCGGCTATTGGCTTGGTCAAGTTGGGGGCGGCCTTCCCAGCCGTTACGGCTGGTGCGCTAGCATTGTCCCCGGCTCTACGTCAAGTAGCTGCCAAGGAGGTCAAGGAAGGCATTAAGTCTGTTGGTCCTGCCATCGGTACGATTGCTGTTGGTGCGAACACGGCTACCAAAGCCTTGACTGGTGGCAGTGGGTTGGTGTCGGTGTTGGGTGGAGCGTTGGGCTTTATTTCCCGTATTGCCATCCCAATTGGAATTGCCGTAGCCGCTTTTGATACGTTAAAGCTGTCTATTAGCCTCGCAGGTGAGCAGATGGCCAAGGCGGCTGTGCTCACGAAGATGGCGACCGAGACTGGGTTCGGTGCAGAGTTTATCCAGCGCATGACGCTGGCTGCTGAAAAGATGAAAGAGTCGGTCACTTCGATGGTCGACCAGTTGAACCGATTTAAGAAGGCCGT